CGGGCACGCCGGTGGCGCGCTCGCGGTTGTCCGGGTCCGCCGAGGCGTTGCGGATACGGGACAGGTCGGCCTTGCGCTGCCGCAGCGGCTGCGCCGACACCTCGTTCGCGTCGAACTCGGTGATCAGCGTGCCCTGCCAGGCGACGTCTTCGTCGGTGGGCTCGGAGATCTCGTCGATCCGTGCGAGCTCCTGCGTGATCGAACGCTGCCGTTCCTCGATCGACTGCAGGGTGCGGTACAGGTTGTTCGTCGGCGGGTTGCCGTCGTCGCTCACTGGGCACCTCCGTGCCGCTGAATCCACGCGGAACGAGCCGCCTGGATGATCTGCTTCGGAGGCCGATCGGAGTGCCACGCGGGCGGGTCCTCGGCGGCGGGCTCCGAATCGTCGGAGGTGCCGGGCTCGGGCGAGACCTGCGGTGTGCCCGAACGGAACATGCTGATGAGACGGTCACGTTCCTCGGCGGACAGGCTACCGAGCATCATCGCCGCCTGTTCGGCGCGCACGCCGACAACTTCGGCGCCGGCGTAGACCGGGAACGTCGCCGGCCCGTACTCGCGCAACGTCGACTCGGTGCGCCGCACAGTCGGCAGTCCGCCGACAGCGGACCGGCGGAAGCCGCCCCGGGGAACCATCGGATCCGAACGGTGGAAGGCACCGGAGAACGAGTAGGCGCTGATGCTGCCCTCGCGGATGGCTTCGAGGACTTCGTCGGCCGCCGGGGTGTTGTGGTAGCGGGTACGGGTAAACAAACCCCGCTGGTCGGCGCGGATCTCCAACGGGATACCGATCGGCACCGAATGCCGCTCGGACGGCGTATGGAAGATCGTCATCCCGTGGTTGAACATCACCGGGATCGACCAGCCGCCCTTCGCCCGGCGGGCGTGCTCGATCGCCCGGTTGAACGCCGCCGGGTCGATGACCTCCTCGTACTGGCCGTCCTGGTCGGACACCGGTGCCGCCGTGTTGAACACCGCCGCGTAGGCGTCGACCGTGCGGCCGTCGCCGTCGGAGCGGACAGAGATGTCTTCCAGGGCGAAGGACCTCGTGTAGGTCGTCACCGGCTGCGCCCTCCCGTGCCCGTCACCTGACGCGGCCTTGTCGCCGCTGTATTTGCCTGTCGCCGCATGCCCGGCGAGCTGGCAGTAACCCCACGCCTGCTCGGAGGTCATGTCGGCGTGTTCCATCAGCAGCCGGTGGCAGCGGGTGTGCGCACCCGGCTCCGGCCACCGGACCTTCGCCGCGCCTTCGCCGTGGACCCAGTACTCGTGGAGCCGTTCGACGTTGCCGCCGCCGGGATGCGTGTCGGCCCGCTTCGACGTCGTCGCCGGGGCCGGCTTCGCGGCCGGCTTGGCCGCCGTCTTCTTCGCATCCGCCTTCGCGGCGGGCGGCGGCTTGGCAGCCGGCTTCGCCGCAGCAGCGGCGGCCTTCTTCTTCGCGTCCGCCTTGCCGCCGGTGCCGCGGGTGACTTCCAGCAGCTTCTTGCGGTCCGCCGCCGACATGGCACCCGGGCCGTGCTTGCCCTGCCCGGTCAGCGCCGCCACCGTCTGCGCCCCGGCGATCCCGTCGACCTTCAACCCATGCACGGCCTGGTAGTGGCGCAGCGCCGCAGCGTCCGCCGGGGTGAACTTGCCGGTCTCCTTCAACCCCAGCAGCTTCTGGATCGCCTTGACCTGGTCCTGCTTGTCCTTCGACGCGCCCTCGCCGCCGGACTCGCTGCCGGATGCGGACACGAACTGGCCGCCGGCGGCCGCCCCGGCCGGGGCACGCGGATGCGCGGCCGGGGCGAACAGGTCCGCCAGGCCGCGGTAGGACTCAGCCACTCGACGCCCCATTCACCGACGGCACATTCGCGAAAGAGTTCGGCGCCGGCAGCTTCGAGGCCGGGGTCTGCGTCTGCGTCACCCCGGCCGGCCCGCGCGGCACACCCGGCTGCCCGCCAGACGGGGCGGTCGCCGCCGGTGGTGGGGTCGGTGCAGCCTTCAGCAGACCGATGTCGTCGGCGTCGACAGCCTTCACCGCCGACTCGAACGTGCCACCGGCCTGGACGAGAGTGACCACCGCCGCGGCCTTCACCTGGGTGGCCTGTGCCCGTTCCATCTCACCCTGACGCAGCGCCGCCACGTCAGACAGGTCGAACCACAGCCGATGGCCCTGCGGCGGCCGGTAGGGGACCAGCTTCTCCCACGAGGCGCACATGGTTCGCCACAGCGGCCGGCAGGTCAGGTCGGTGAGCTTGCGGATCGCGTCGGTGTAGCCGACCGCCGAGCGGCCGATCGACAGCAGCCCCAGCAGCACCGGTTCAACACCGGCGGCCGCGCAGATCCGATCCTCGCCGATGCCCTGCACAGCCGAGAAGTCCAGCTGCGAGAACGTCGACCCGACGGGGACGGCGGTCGCACCCTGATCGAGGATGATCGCCTTGAACGAGTTGGCGATGCCGCCGTACTTGGTGGCGAGACGTTCGACGATCGCGTCGACCGTGTCCGGCCGCAGCTTCAACGGATGCTGGATCACCATGTTCGGCGTTGCCGCATGATCCAAATATTCGGCTTTGTAGGCGGTCAGCCCCGAGTCGGCGTCGACGTCGCGCATGACCGGGGTCAGCCACGACATACCACGCCAGCGTGCCTGCGGATCCGGGTACGGCGACCAGTGGGCGAGCTCGTCGACGGTGAAGTGCTGGGCGACCTCGTCGCCGCGACCCGGGCCGATCCCGGGCAGGTTCGTGGTTGTCGGATCCCAGTCGTAGCCGATGACCCGGCGGTACCGGCGGCCGGACGAGTCGTGGCCGACGACGGAGACGATGGTGACCTCGTCGGGGGGCAGCCGGACCAGTTCGGCGTCCGCCTTCCAGATGAAGCTGTTCCCGGCCAGCGACACGTCCTGTTCGGCGCGGGCGATCAGCTCACCGGTCGTCGCCCCCGGCCACGGCCGCTCCAGAACCTTCAGTTCGGGCCGGCCGTAGATGCCTTTGTCGGACAGCGACTGGAAGCAGAACCTCGCTTCGGACAGCAGCATCATCCGCATCAGCACACAGGCCCAGACGACACCGTTGGTGGCGTACGCCTGCTGCGCGGCCGCGACGATCTGCTGCAGGGAGGATTCGCGGTTCGAGTCGGAGCCGTAGGAGGTGAGCACGGCCGCACCCGAGGCCAGACCCTCGTAGTAGCCCTGCCCTGCCCGGTAACGGTCCGTCAGCCGGTCGAGAAGGCGCACGAGCGACCTCCCCCCGATACTGGCGACATGGCGAAGGTCTGGATCGACGTGGATCAGCTGTATCCGACCTACATCGTCGGCGACTTCGACGGGAACGGTGTCGAGGTCGAACAGGAGACGCTCGACCGCTGGAAACGTGTCGACGACGAGTGGTACACGATGCAAACCGTTTACAACCAGTGGCAGGCCGCCGGCTAGCGCGCGCGCTTCCACCGTTCGATGACATCCTCATGCGTCGCCGACAGCCGCCGGCCCGCCGGTGTGTCCGTGTCCCGCAGCAGCGCATCCGCCCCGACCAGCAGCGACCCGACGATCAGCATCAGCCCGACACACCAGCCGCCGATCAGCGCCGCCCCGCCCAACATGCCGCCGACCGCGGCCAGCAGCTGAGCCAGCGGGGTCCTAGTAGCCGCGCCGGCCGCCGCCAGAGCGCTTCCGACCCGCTGTCGCCAACGCTGCCATCCCCGCCTTGCCGTACTTATTGCGGCCGACAGCAGCGGCCACAGCCGCCGGATTCCGCGCACCCGACGCGGCAGCCGACGCCGCGACCCGGCGGAAGTTGGCACCCGACCCCGGCGGGATGGCGGCGGCGGTCCCACGAGCTCCACGACCACCGCCGCCCTTCTTCTTCACCGCCATCAGACGCCCACCGCGTCGCCCGTCAACAGAACCCAGTGGCGACCACGAACCGCCGGGAACTGTTCACCGAAAACCCGCACGGCCTCGTCCACTTGCGTGCGCAGAGCGTCATAGCTGGCAGCGGCAGCCGTCCACCACGGCATCTCCGCCGCCTCAGCCCACCACGAACCGGCCGACTCATGGCCATGGACCATCACCGGCCCGTACGTCGTCTGCTGGGGATACGCCATCAGCGTTCGCCGGTCCGCACCTCGTAGCCGTCCGCCCCCGGCCCGGCCACCGTCTCCATGAACTGGCGGGCCGCGCCCTGCCGCGACGCCGCCAGCGCCTCGGACGAGGCCACACCGGCCGAGACGGCAGCCTTCGTCTCGACGACACCCGGCTGCATGTTCGTGTCCGCCGGGCACGCGTACCCCTCGATCATCCCGAGCCGCCGCCCTCGACGTCGTTGACCGCCAGACCCGCATCCCACATGAAGTTCTCGCCACCGCCGCCCTGATGGCCGTCGACACCACTGCCCTGCGGCGACACGATCAGCGACTTCGCGTCCGACATACGCGACATGCCGGCGTTGCGCGCCTGCCGCATCATCGGCGCCAGATCCGGCATCGGACCCGGCTGCGCCACATTCCCACCCGTCGACCCCGGCGCCGAGACGCCGGTGCGTTCCTGCCTCGGAGTCACCATGACCGCTCCCCTCTAGACCACCCACACACCAACATCGGCTTCGGCGTGCTCGGACAGCACCCACAACGCCTCCGTCGCCGCCACCAGCGGACAGATGTCCACACCCGACCGGCGTCGCGACCACAACCACAGGCCGTCGCCCACATCCCGGCGGCCCGCCCCGGCGATCGCCTGCAGCAGCAGCGGATCGTCCAGATGCCGCACCCCGCCGGCCCGCACCGCCGCCGCCGCCGACTCGCAGGCCTGGCCCATCTCCCGCGTCCCCAGCTGCCTCGGCACGATGTCGACCTCTGCGAGATCCGGCAGCAGCGCGCCTGCAGGCCCCGCCGGGTCGATAACCCACTCGATCGGGTCGTGCCGCTCATCCAGCTGGCCGCACCGCTGCGGCAGCCAGCCGGTACCCGCATGGTGGTCGACCACCTCGACATGCGGCAGGCCATCCGGCCGCCGCACCGCCGCGACGACCGCTGCCGAGCGCGAGCCGGGACTCACGTCGATCGCGTACACCGGCTGACCCGGCGGCGCCGAATCCAGGTCGGCGCAGCCCCGCCACGCCGCCAGCAGCTCGCCCAGGTCCTCGTCCGGGTCGTCCCACCAGCCCAGCCGCTCCCGGGCGAACTCCTCCGGTGGCAGCGCCCGCCGTTCCGCGGCGATGTACTCGGCGGTGATCCGCCGGCCCATCGCCGGGTTCGCGCGCGACCACCGCGCCTGATCGTCCAGCCGGCAGCCGACCGCGTCCAGGCGGTGCGTACAGCCGGCCGTCGCGCACTCGCCCGGCAGGTCGTCGCACCACTCCAGGTAGCCCAGCCGTGGATCCACACCGGCCCGGCCTCGGTCGC